CAAGGTATTCAAGGTGATACTGGAGCTGATTCTACTGTAGCTGGACCTACTGGTCCTAAAGGTGATACTGGCGACACCGGACTTACTGGTGGTCAGGGCATTCAAGGTATTAAAGGTGACACCGGAGATACTGGATTGACTGGCCCTCAGGGTGGTCAAGGAATACAAGGTATACAGGGTGATACTGGAGATACTGGTCCTACCGGTCCTACTGGTGCTGATAGCACTGTAGCTGGACCTACTGGTCCTCAAGGTGACAAAGGCGATACTGGTGACACTGGTGCTACTGGTGGACAGGGTATACAAGGAATACAGGGCGAGACTGGTGCTGACAGTACTGTAGCTGGACCTACTGGTCCTCAAGGTGACAAGGGTGATACCGGAGATACTGGAGGCCAAGGCATCCAAGGTATTCAAGGTATCCAAGGCGCTACTGGTGCTGATTCTACTGTCGCTGGGCCTACAGGCCCTCAAGGTGCTAAAGGTGATACAGGTGACACTGGTCCACAAGGTGGTCAAGGCATACAAGGAATACAAGGTGATACTGGTGCTGACAGTACTGTAGCTGGACCTACTGGTCCTCAAGGCGATACAGGCGGTCAAGGCATACAAGGAATACAAGGCGTCAAAGGCGATACCGGTGATACTGGTCCTACTGGTGCTAATAGTACTGTAGCTGGACCTACTGGTCCTCAAGGTGCTAAAGGCGATACAGGTGATACTGGTTCTACTGGTGGTCAAGGTATACAAGGTATTCAAGGAATAACCGGAGCTGATAGTACTGTAGCCGGTCCTACTGGCGGCCAAGGCATACAAGGCGTTAAAGGTGATACTGGTGATACCGGAGCTACTGGTCCTCAAGGTGGTACTGGTGGTCAAGGTATCCAAGGTGTTAAAGGTGACACCGGAGATACAGGAGCTACTGGTCCTCAAGGTGGTACTGGCGGAACTGGTCCTACTGGTCCCCAAGGTGATGCTGGTGCTACAGGCGCTACTGGTCCTCAAGGTGGTACTGGCCCTACTGGTCCCCAAGGTGATACTGGTGCTACAGGAGCTAACTCTACTGTAGCTGGTCCACAAGGTGATACAGGCCCTCAGGGTCCTGCCGGATCTAACGCTACTGTAACTGCTGGTGTAGGTATCGATGTGTCTTCTGGTTCAGTATCTATTGAATCTGATATTAGAGAACACGCTACTCAGATCATTGGTAATAACTCACTGGAGTATATAACCTTCAACGGAACTAGTCAGATACAGTCCTTCTACATTGCCAACAATGAAGAGATGAGACTAACCTCGGCCGGTCTACACGTAAACGACAACATCACAGCCTACTCTACTACTATATCTTCGGACATACGTCTAAAGGATAACGTAGAGAACATCACTGATCCTCTAGCTAAGCTCGACGCAATACGCGGCGTAACTTGGGACTGGAAAAGAGATGGCTCTGCTGGTGCTGGTGTTATCGCTCAGGAAGTCGAAGCCGTTATGCCCTCCGCTATTAAAGAGATGGAAGGCCTACACGCCGGTGCTGACCCTTACAAGACCGTAGACTATAACCAACTAATAGGACTGCTAGTAGCTTCCGTTAAGGAATTGAAGGCAGAAATCGAAAAGCTCAAAGGAGAGTAATTATGGCTATACAATCTAGTGGACAGATATCGTTCTCGGATATTGCTACGGAGTTAGGCCTCTCTCTCGCAAACGGAGTAGACATGCGCGGCATGTCCTCCGACTTTGGGCTTAGTACGCCTGATAGTATCAATGAGTTCTACGGTCTGTCGGATGCTATATCCTACGCTGTAGTGGTAAATAACGGCACGGTAACCAGCAAGGGCGGCGATTCCTACGGACTAATTCAGGGAGCAGGTTCAATAGCTTCTGGTAATCCTATGGGTACGGCTGGCTTCGGAACCAATGTTAACTTAACCACAGCCGCCCAAAGTTTAAGCCTAAGTCAGATTAGAATGGGCCTCACAAATGCGTCAGGTTCAGCATTTGATCCTACATGGTGGAGTACTGTAACCATATCGAAATCAGGACAAACTGATATAACCCTTAGTAGAACATCCGCGGCTACTCAACCTTCTGGTACCAGTATCTACTCAGGTACATGGGCATGGTCCGGTTATGGTAGTCTCAATCAAATATTTAATGGAGGACAGGCTACATGGACATTCAACGAATAATCTTTATAGGACTACCTACCTCTTACGATTACATAGTTACCCCTCTAGAAAGCGAAGGTCATACTGTACTTAACTATGACGGTATGGCTGATTGTATATTCGTAGCTTCTGGGGACCTATCAGTACAGGATAAGGTTGCTACTATTATAGAAGAGTTTGAACCTACTATTATAGTGAACGGTTCGCCTAAGCTGGTTATACCCGAGGGTGGTTATGTAGTTCTACAGAACACCCTTGCTAGTGCTAGGTTTGAAACATGTAAGTGGGAAACACGGAGTAAGGTCGAGGGCTATGGGTTTAAACTGCCTACGGTAATTAATGACTGTCTCAATACTGACATAATAATACCTACAGATCGGACCACATACATAAAACCAAAATGCAACTCAACTAATAGAACAACTTTCAAAATACCAGCAGGCGGTGTGATTACTGATATCAACACCATGCCTGAGTATATGGTATACGTGGAAGAGTCTGTACCTTATGTGTGTGAGTCATGGGCCTACTTCACTGTAGCCGATGGTCAATACTCTATCAATAGGACGATAGGTGTTACAGGGTTCGGTAATGATAAATTAGTAGGCCACTCAGGCGACTGGCGAGACTGTACATTCGTAGAGCTTACAGAAGATCAGGACACAAAGTGGCGAGAAGTTTGCGACGCTCTAGTAGCAGACCTATCAACAAAGGGCGGTAACTTTGAAGGAAACATACAAGGCTGTATTGACTCAGACTTAGACTGCTACTTCTTTGAGGTTAACTGTCGTCCAGAAACCTATAACTCACATGTATTAGCCACCACAGCCACTAACTGGCTACAGGGCTTAATCAACAACCCTTCACTGTCTGATGGGCACATAACAGCCCAGCAATTACAGGATAATATACAAGGATAAACTTATGTCACAAGTACAGATCCAAAGATCGGACGTAGCTTTATACGTTCCAGTTACACTGCTTGTCGGCGTCTTGTTTTATAACTTAGCAGATAACCGACTGTATGTGGGTGATTCAAACAGCTTGCCGGTACTGGTTGCTGATAACGCTAATGATATCAGTGTCAGAATAGCGGCACTAGAAGCACAGGCTACACAAACTAATCACACATACGTACAGGCCTTAGCCCCTACTGGTCAAACCTTAGGTGACTTTTGGTTCGACACTATTACAGCTAACCTTAAAGTATGGGATGGTTCTGCATGGCAGTACGCTGTTAATATAGCGTCCAGTAATGCGGCAGGTGTATACCCTGTAACTACAGATCTATTCTTCGATCATATTATATATACAACAAGTGATCAAAGTGAGATAGACCTAGCTACACGGTTTATAGCGTCTGCTACAGCATTCGCTGAGCAGTATACCGGTCGATTCTTTATCATGCGGAATGTAACCCACAGCTACGATAGCTTCCCTGCTATGTCTATGGGAAATAAACAACCGCTTACCTTAATTGGTGGGACTGCTAATTCTGTAGCATCTGTCACCTATTATGATTCAACATTCGCTTCTCAAGCCGTGTCTTCTCATAGACAAATTGATAAGCACTCTAAGTCTCACATCTACCCTGCAATGGGGTCGCAGTGGCCTACTGACGTAGCTACTGGTGAGCCTGATGTCGTGTCTGTTACTTATGAAGTTGGTACACTACCAGCGGACGTACCAGCACCAGTTAGATCAGCTATCCTACTTATAGCGGCTAGTCTCTGGGAACATAGAGAGAACGAGATAGTAGGGACCAACATCAAATCGCTTAAGCCTGTAATAGCGGCTAAGGATCTACTTCACCCATTTAAACTGAGGTAATCCCATGCGAGCAGGTAAACTTAGAAATAAAGCAACATTCTACAGTCCGTCTACAAGTACTAACGACTGGGGCGAGGTCGATCAAAGCTACACAGAGCTAGGAACATATGCCTGTAGTATCACGACCGTGCCTAGAAGAGAGTACGAAGAGTCCGACACTGTAGTGTCCAAAACCGAGTACGACTTAAGATTCAGATACTATTCCGAGCTTGCAACAATGCCGAGGAATGCGTACATCGTCGTCAAGGGTATAACGCTGGAGATTAATGCTACCGCTAACATTATGTTACGGGATCGTGAGATCCAGATGATATGTGAGGAGAGATCATGATTGATATTGATTTAAGAACTCACCTACTGTCTAACAGTAACATAAGTAACATGGTAGGAACTGACGTATACGCTCTCAGACTTCCTCAAGACACAACTACCACGGCCATCGTTTATGATATCGGTGCTGGGTTCCCTCTAGCTCAGCTAGGAAGTCTTGAGTCTGTTATACGATACAACGTAACCCTATCTGTTTATAGCCCTAGCTACGTCTCTATGAGACAACTCTCAGAGCATATAAACACCCAGCTTAACGGCATGACCGGAACTATGGGCACCTCATCTGTAACTGGTGCACATGTTGAGTCAGCTATTAATACGTATGAAGAAGAGCAAAAACTCTATCGGAATATAATCATCTTAAATATATACACAAACTAAGGAATAAATATTATGGCAATCGCATCTCCTTTCCACGGCTTAGCTACAGAACTACACATGACTTCTGCTATCGATGGAACTATCGACGCTAGCACTAAGGTTGCTGAGGTATCTTCAGTAGGTACATTAGAACTTTCTGCTAATATCATTGAGTACAATAGCTACGGATCTGCTTACAAGCAGAAGCTCGTAGGTCAGAAGGATTCTGGAACTCTATCTTTAACTATTAACTGGGTAGCTGGCGACACTAGTCACACTGCTCTTAAAACTAAGTACGATGACGGATCTGCTCAGACCTTCGCTGTTAAGTGGATCTCTGGTTCAGAAAACGCTATCGCTCAGTTCACTGGATATATCGCTTCTTACTCTATCGATACTCCAGTAGAAGACGTAGTTACTGCTAACGTAGAAATCGCTATTGATGGCGCTGTAGCTTTTGATCTTGCTACTGTTTAATTAATACAGTAACTTTATAATATAGGTCCACTCTCCGGAGTGGGCCCTTATTTGATTTTTAACTATTTTGGAGACTTATCATGTTAGATCGTAAATCAATTTTTAAAGCTGTAGACCTAGACGTTAAAGAAGTAGCTGTCCCTGAGTGGGGCGGTGAAGTCTGTGTTCGTGGCTTAACTGCGCGTGAGCGTGACCTCTTTGAGGCATCTATTGGTGCTTCTGCTAACCTAGACAACCTACGGGCACGTCTAGTCGTCCTATCTGTATGTGACGACAAGGGTGAGCGACTCTTTAAAGATAGCGACGCTATCGAACTGGGCAAGAAAAATGCTCAGGTTGTTAACCGATTGTTCGACATAGCTAGATCAATGTCAGGAATGTCTGACGAAGACGTGAGCGAACTTGAGGGAAACTAAAACGAGACCCAGCTAGGCGATTTAAGTTTCGCTTAGCTGGTCACCTCGGCATGACCGTTCGGCAGTTAGAAAATAACCTATCCTCTCAGGAGCTATCCGAGTGGATGGCCTATTACTCTATTGAGCCGTTCGGGCCTGCTAGAGAGGATTACAGGGCCGGTCTCATCGCCGCAACTACAGCCAACTGTGCTGGAAGTAAAAAGGTCCTACAACCTACCGACTTCATAGCTATATATCAACAACCGAAGTCTATGTCCTTTATGGACCGCAAGAAACAACAAAGTCAGCAAATGGCTTTATTCAAATCATTAGCGGAGAAAACAAATGGCTAAGAAAGACTTCATGAAGGTTAAGGTCTCAGGCCTTAAAGAACTGCACGAAGCACTTAGAGCGTTAGACTTTGATCTCCAGAAGAAAGTACTAAAGGCCGCTGGTAAATCCGCAATGGAACCAGTGGCTACTAGTGTCCGAAACAACGTCCCTAGGGATACTGGAGGACTCTACAGCACTATACGGGTATCAGCTACTACCGATGTACGTAGGTTACGTAAGTCAGGCCGTAAAGCCTCTATGATCGCCTCAGTGTCAGCAGGTCGTGCTAGTCGTAAGCAAGGTATGACTGGTCACCAAGCACTAAATATAGAATATGGTAACGCAAGAACTAAGGCTCAGCCGTTCATGCGCCCAGCTATACAAGGTAGAGAACGCTCTACTATCTTAAGGTTCCGTATGCACCTCAGAAAGGGCATAGAGAAATCAGCTAAAACTCAAGCACGTCGAACTACACGTCTATTAAAATAATTAAGAAGGGAAAATAACATGGCTACTATCAGTCGGCTTTCTGTCGATCTGGTGGCTAACAGTGCTAAATTCCGTAAGGACCTAGATAAAGCATCTAAGTCTGCCGACAAATCATTCGGAAGTATGATGAAGTCTGCGAAGGCCGCTACTGCCGCTTTCGTAGCTGTCGGGACGGCGGCTGGATCTGTATTCATAGCATCTGCAAAGACCTATGGTAACTTTTCCGAAGCACTACAAGACGTATCCGCAAAGACTGGGGCTACAGCTAATCAATTAGATCAGCTAGCTACCTCTATGCGTAACGCGGCTAAAGCTACTAGATTCACAGCAACACAAACAGCGGAAGCTGGAACATTCCTAGCGCAAGCTGGTTTGAATGTAAGAGAGATAAACGACGCTCTACGTCCTACACTGGACTTAGCGGCGGCAACAAAAACAAGCGTACAGAATACCGCTGACTTCATGACTAACATCATGAAAGGCTTAGGTATGACCAGTGATCAACTTGGTCGGGCCGCTGACGTACTAGCAGTAACAACCGCTAAAAGTAACACCAACTTAACCGACTTAGCTACAGCTATGTCCTATGCCGCTCCCTCAGCACGTGCTATGGGAATGGAGATTGAAGAGACAGCTACTATAATCGGTATGATGGCTAACGCTGGTATCAAAGGCTCTATAGCTGGTACAGCATTACGTGGGTCGTTCGCGGCTCTAGCTACTACAGGTGGCCTCACAGAGAAAGCTATAGCAGACTCTACGGGCGCTATGACTCAGCAAGCTAAAGTACTACGCCGGTTAGGTGTACACACTAAGGACGCTGAGGGCAATGTACGTGGCCTTACTGAAATACTTAAAGACCTTAAAGCCGCTGGCGGTGATGAGCAAGACATGATCGCTATCTTCGGTCGTCGTGCTGGTTCTGCGATGATGCAGTTTATGAATGAAGGTCTTATGGGTGCTGATGCACTTAAGAAGAAACTAGATAACGCACGTAGAGCCGCTGAGAAGATGGCCGCTACACAGATG